CGACGGTGACCCCATCCATGGAGACGGCGCACTCCAGGCGTCCCTTGGTATCAACCCACGACTGCATGGCCCGCTGCCAGGCGATGCACTCAGGCTGGTCGGCGTTGAAGGGGCGAGGCATTTCCGGGCGCTGGGCGATGTGGGCGGCGAGGGCTTCAGCGGGGGTCATCAAGGCTCCTTCTTCTTCAGTTCCGCCATGACGGCGGACATGGGGATCATGGTGGTCTGCCACCAGACCTCGGACGCCATGTTCCCGTGCTTCACGCGGTAGGAAATGGTGGTGCCGGGCACCTGCAGGATGCGGCTGGCCTGGGCCGGCAGGACATGGGACGGGGCGAGGATGATGCCGTGGCGGGGTTTCACCGCGCTGAGGGCTGCTAAGACCTCCTGAGGGTGGTCCCAACCCCAGGCGTTGAGGAATGGGCGAAGCGATTGGGTGACCGGGTGGGCCTGGGCCTCCTTGAGATTCATTGCTCCTCCTTCGGTTCGATGTCGATTCCAACGGAGCGGAGGAAAGCCACCTCCCTGGCCTCCCATGCGTGGATGCCCTTGGCCGCTTGGAGCCGGAGTTCCCACTTGCGCTTCTCCAGCTGGCGGCCTTGCTCCATGAACCGTACAACGAGCGCGGTGTCCAGTTGGACCTGCTCATGGATCGCGGTGAGTTCGCTCTGGAGCCGTTCCTTTTCTTGGGCCTTGAGTTTGGCGGCCTCCTCCTCCAGGCGCCGCTCGGTGATGTAGATTTCGTGGGCCACGATGAGGATGACAGCCAGGAGGATGGCCCACGCGATCACGGCGTAAAGCACGGTCATGGCCGCCCCGCTTTGGCCCGCTTCACGGCCTCCTGGAAGCTCTTGATGGCCTTCTCGGTCTTGGCGTTCTCGCGCCTAACGGTTTCCTGCCACTCGCGCTCCGCCTCCACCTTGGCCGCCTCGAACTGGATGATGGCGGCCAGGGGAAGGAGGATGGTGGCTAGGAGCATGATGCCGGCTGCGAACCGGATGCACCGGGCCGCGAAGCTGGGGGTCTCATCGGGGATCATGGTCACACCTGCGCCGGGGGGCGGACCATACTGACGGCGGCTTCCAGGATGTCCATGGCGGCGTCCTCGGCGGGGCTGTTCACCTCGATGGGCGGCCTGGCCAGGGTCTCGGAGGTGGAATCGGGAACCGCCATGGCGGCCTCGATAGCCGCCCGCTTCGCCATCAACTGGAAGGCTTCCTCCAGGTGGTCAGCCAGGGCGCGAAGGGCGATCAAGGTCTCCTCCGTGCAGTCGGGGGTCATGATCATGCAACCCATGGATAGGTAGAGCCAGGGATTTTTGATGCCCTGGTCGGGCGCGAAGTGGATGACGGCGTAGATGTCCTTCGTTAGTTTGACAGGGCGGTAGGGGAAGGCGTTTGCCATGGTAGCGGCTCCTTGAGAGGGGTGGTGGGGGTTAACGGTGGTCATAGAACTTGGTGATGTAGTAGCCGTTGCGCCGGGCCCACTCGCGGGCCTCGTCCTCGCTGAAGATGATCGGGCTCTGCAGGTGGACTAAGCGGCGGTAGCCAGTCTTGGGGTCTGCCGGCAGGTGGGCGATCAGGCGGATGCCGATGCAGGGCTCGATGTTGGCGTGGCACACGGTCATGGGCGTCCGGGTGTCCCTACCTGCGGATGGGGCGGTGGCGGTCATGGTGCCTCCTCGTCGTGTTAGATGATCGGGCCGTTGGGGGGTGTGCCGGGCGCTCACTTCTTCACCTGCCGACGGCGCTTCTCGGTCAGGGCGTCATTCACCTGATCCAAATATTTCGCCTCAGCGTCCTCGTTCCCGATGGACCCCATGGACTTCGCGGCTTCTTGCGCGTCCATGATGAGGAAGGCCAATTCGGCGTCCGTCTTGCCGGCGTAGCGGGTTGGGTGGGTGTTCTTCATGGTGGGCTCCTTCGATGATTCAGTATCGGACCCGTTGACTGAAAATCAACCCTCTACCTGCATTTTCCTGCGAAGTGTGATCTCCGTCACACCTTTTTGGGCTCCAGGAAGCATCCCTTCCCTTCCAGGTGGGGGCGGATGTGAACCCGAAACTGCTCGTGGATGTTCGGCCCCCAGCCGGGCGCGAACACACATTTGCAGGACGGGCAGACATAACCCCAATAGCCGGCGCGGAACTGCCGGTAATAGTGGACCAGATCGGGCGGGACCTGGAAGTCATCTTCCGCCATGTTGGGAGGATTCCAACCGTATGCCTCGGGCTCATCCAGCGGGGGTGTAATCGGGGAGTTGATCACTTGAACCTCTGATCCTTCAGGCCGGTCACGATGACCAGCGGGTTGTCACCGCAGAGGCGGCTGACGAGGCGGGCGCCGTAGAACTCGATCATGCCGCCCATGTCCAGGTTGGTCGTGTAGAAGGTCGGCGCCTCCCGGCGGTAACGCTCATCGACCACGACATCCAGTTGGGAGGCGGCGAAGTCCTCCACATAGGAGCCCTTGATGCGCTCCGATCCGAGGTCGTCCAGGAACAGGATGTCGGCCTGGATCATGTCGCCCACGGTGGTATCCACGAACCCATCAACGGTTGCCCGAGACCTGAGGAGAGCCACGGTAGACGGCCAGGATCGCCAGCGGAGCCCGGCGGCCCCTGGGCAAGGGTTGGGTTCCCCGCCATCGTTCACGCGGGCCACTTCCCGCGCCTGTAAGTGCGCTCGGAGGATCGAGGCCATCGCGGAGGTCTTGCCGGCGCCCGTGCCCTCGCCACCGATGCCAAAGCCCGCCTTAGGCGGCTTGCCCTCCAACATGGACTTGACGGCCTCGATCGGGAGAGCCCGCTTGATCTCCACCGGGATCTTCACGACTTCTGACCTGGCCTCGCGGGGGCTCATGCCGGCATCCATGCAGACGCCCCAGCTCCAGGCGCCGATCTTCTCCAGGTGTTCAGCCTTGCGCTTCGCCTGCCAGGCTTGCTCCTGGCAGTAGCCGCAGACCAGCTCACCAGGGTTCTTCCTGTCCGGCCCCATCGGGCCCTTGCAGACCGGGCAGCGCGCGGACTCCGGCGTCACTGAGCTGGGCCCTGAGGGCGGCATCGCGCCTCGCGTGGCGATGGGTCGCAGATCCATTTTGGGCTCCTTGGTTGGGGGTGGTTGGTTTCGCGCTATCCTGGGCGCGGCTTAGCCAGTTGGTGGTGAATCTCCCCATGCCGGCGTAGGTTTTCCCTCGCTTGGGGTTCTGCTCCAGCCATAGCCTCATTCGCTTAGCCTCAGCCAGTGGGTCAAGGCCTGGAAAGGCATCTTTCCAGTCGTCCAGAAGGGATTGGGTCACGGGCCACTCCTTCATCCCCTTGCCAACGCATGGAAGGACCACTACCGCCGGGCCGGATGGCGGCTTGGCCGCCTCCGGGCATGTAGTTCTCTTTTGGTCTTGGTCTTGGTCTTTGTCTTGGTCTTGGTCTTGGTCTTGGTAGGGCATCGCTCGGGCATCCCCATGGGCATCCCCACGGGCATCCGACTCCTCCTGCTTAGGCCATCGAGCGGCTCCACCTCGGGCGGCCTTGAGCCGTTGGGTCTCATAGAACCCCATCACCTGGTCCCATTCCTTGACCAAGTAGGGGATGCCGGTCCTCCCTGGCTGGCCGTCCACCGGCTCCAGCTTCGGCCACTTCGCCAGCAGGTCATCCAGTTCATCCGGGGTGCAGCGGGCCAGCCATGCCAGCTTCCGGCGGTCATCGGGTAGGGTTCCGCCCTTGGCCCACTGGTGGAGCATGAGAAGGAAAACGGAGCCCCATTCCTCACGGCTCAGGTTCTCGTAGTCCTCATCCATGAGCATATGCCTTGGGAAGACCCTGAAATAATCAGCCCGCTCAGGTCGGTCCATCTTGCATCGTGTCATGCCCACTCCGGGCAGGGTCCCCCTCGCCGGTGGTCGCGTCCGGGGCACCTTGCGGTCTGCCCGGTCACCGGCGGGGGGGATGTCAAGAACTCATCCGGGGTATCCTGCGCGATTCAGGCCCGGTCTTTTCAGTTTAGGAACTTGCCGCCTGGCGTCAACCCCCTTTTCCCAGTGGGGCGTCCTCCAGCATCATCCACAGGTGGGGCTTCTCTCCCTTGCTCAGCGGGTGCTGCTCCACGATCAGGTCCAGGTGGGCGGCGTCATCCTCCATGATCAAGCCGTGGCCGATGCGCTGGCGGCTCCAATACTGGCCCGCCTTCTTGCCGGTCTTGTAGTAGCCCTCCTCATGCTTCGGGGGGCGAAGGACGTCAATCACCGGCTTCATACTGGCGTAGAGGTTGTCGCGGTCCAGGGTGCCACGCCCGAACCGGATCAGGGTCAGTCGGCGCCTGCACCCGGCCGTGGGGATGTCCACGAAGCCCGGCGCGGCCCGGATCAGCCAGAACCACTCCCGCATGAGCCGACCGTACACCGGCCACGCCATGCGCTTGATGACATTCCCGCTGGGCGGAACCTTGGGGATGGTAAGGTGCCAGGTCATGGCCGGGGCTCCAGGGCATAGGTGGTCACGCCCGTCACTCGGTCACGGCTCTGGATTTCGATGGCGTAGCCGGCGCCCCGGAGGTCGTGGATGCGGGCGCCGAAGCGCTGGGCTATCTGCATGAGGTCTGAATTGCTGGCCGGGCCTTCTTTCAGCCGGGCGAGGATCGCCTGACACTGGCGCGAGAGACGGGGCTCCTCCTCTGTGCCCCGGACCTTGGGATCAGCCAGCCAGAACAGCGGGAGGTCTTGGGTTTCATCGTGCATGGCTCCTCCTTCAGGAACGGCCCTGGGGGTTGGTGGTCCCCAGGGCCGGCATCATGGCGGGATCAGTCGAGAGGCAACCCTTCCGGGCTCCCTGCGGGCGTAGCGTCCTGCTCGGGCTCGGGCGGGGCGGCGGGAGCCGGCGCCTGGGTGGCGGCCTTCAGGGCATCTTTGAGCCCGCCCTTGCCCGGCTTGGTGGCGGCCCGCTTCTCGTCCTGTGGGGCTCGAGACTCCATGACCTCCCTCCAGGTGGTTTCCCCGTCACGGATGGCGGAGTAGAGCGCCCGGAGGTCAGCCAGTTCCTTGGGGCTGAGAACATCGCCCTTGTGCCCCAGGAAGTCCTTGATCTGCTCGGCGCTGACGCCCAGCCCGGAGAAGCTGTCGAACAGCTTGCGCTTGGCGGCATCGGGGTCCTGCGCGTCCCGCGTGTTCAAGGTGTGGAGGACTTCGTCCATCGCCTCGTCCAGCAGGTCGCCGGGGATCAACCTCAGACCAAGGGTGCGAACCGCCTTGCTGATCAGCGACCCCTGCTTATTGAGGATGTCATCGTCAGTGGCCTCCAGGATGTAGAGGGTCTGCCCCCTGGAGTTGAGCCGGGTCTTGAGGGGGACTTCACCGGGCTTGATCGACAGGCGCTCGACCGTCTTGGTGATCGTCACATCCTGGCTGTAGGGCACATTGGCTTCCAGGTCCGTGACCATCACCCGGACGATGCGCTTCTCCACGTTGTCGAACACCGTCATGGTTTCCACGGTGATGTTGGTCATGCACCGTATGGCGGCCTCCGCGAACCGGATGCTGGGGCCTTCCACGCCCTTGCCGATGGGCTTCCGGTAGCGGGCCACCTCCGCGAAGGACGGGCGCCGGCACTCTTTGAGGAGACGTTCCCGAACCATGTCGAGGTCACGGGGGCGGTTGATCGCCATGAGGTAGCGGGCCTCAATCATCGACCGCGCTTGGGTGGCGAGGGCGGAGGTAGCGGTTTCGTCCGGGGCGATCATCACGCCGGACGGCGGCTGGTAGGTGTTGAGTTTGTCGTTCATTCGGCCTCCTTGAAGTTGAACAGGAACCGGCGGGAGCCGGTCTTGGTGGTGGTGAACTTCTGGATGACTTCCGGGGTGGCGCCCAACTCGGCGGCTACGGCCTTCCAGTCCGTGCTGGAGCCGTCCTGGGCCTTTTTCCAGGTGCATACCCCGGCGATGCCGGCGCTGTCGCCCACGATGCCCTTCAGGATGTTCTCCAGCCGGGCTTGCTCGGTTTCGATTTCCTTGGCGTGGGCTCGAACCTCGGCTAGCCGCTTGGCGGCCTCCATCGCTTGGGGCGAAGCGGGGATGACCAGATCCGAGTTCTTCTTGAACCGGCGGGTCAGATACTCGGTCGTGGCCTTAGAGCCATCGACCTCGGGCGGGATGCCCTGGACGATATGGCGCTCCCACCACGCCTCCACCTTCTCCAGGATCATGTTCTCGGCATCCATGTCCCGGTAGAGGGTAAAGACTTCCAACTGCTGGCCGCTGAAAAGGACGGCGAGGTCTGCGGTCGGCGTGTCAGTTACGTGCATCTGGACCGCAAGTTGGCAGGCGTAGTAGATCGGGATGATGTCGGACCCAGCCTCACCAAAATCCTGCTGGTTCTTCCAACGGATGTTCTTCGCGTCCACCGGGCGCTGGTCACCATCCGCCCATCGGGCATCCAGGCTGGCGCCGAGGACCTTGACCACCGGGCTTTTCAGGAACTCATAGGGCTTAGCGAAGGTGATCGGGTGACCCACATGGTCGGCGTAGCCTTCCAGGATGGGGCGCTCAAGGCGCCGGCCCCACGCCATCTGGTAGTTGTCGGGAACCTCAACCATGCCGCGCTTGTTCAGCCAGACCTGCATCGGGCTGGACCACTTCGACAGGCCCAGGATGGCGGCCACCTCCGTGCCGCCGATGGCCTTCCGGCGATCCTCCAGCCAGCCGTTGCGGCGCTGTTCCATGGTCTCCTCGGTCGGGGCCTCCATGGCGCCAAACACGGAGGTCGTGGCGGATGCCGTGGCCTTCATCATCAGTTCATCGCTCATCGCGCCACCTTCTTCAGATCGTTGGGCTTCAGCTTGCCCTTCGCCAGTTTGAGGATTTCGGCGGCGTGGTCCAGCGTTGGCTGGGTCCGCCCCTTCTTCCAGTTGGTCACGGCGCTTGGATCTACGCCGAGGCGCCGGGCGAGAGCCCGCACCCCGTATGCCTTAATCCAGGCTCCAAACTTGTTGAGTGTGGGTTGGTCCATTTCTGACTCCATGTTGGCGGCCAGCATTGGCCGCTAGTCCATGCTTTCAGTTTAGACGTTGTGGACCAAGGCGCAACACTTTGTTGATCATCAATCCATGAATTGTGATCTTCGTCACACCAGCACACGGGCACAAGAAAACGCCCGGCCCACAACGAGCCGGGCGCCCACTCCACCCTCGCCGCCGTGAGGAGCCGTCACGGCAGGTAGGCGGCGTGATGGTCTCCTCAGAACCGAATACCGGCCCGGATGAACCCAGCCCATGTGGTGCGGCCACCCGCTGCCAGGGGTTCTCGCACTTGGTAGAGATCGGCTCCCAGGCGGAGGAACCCGGCGTCCCTCTCGATCCAGGCGCCGAAGGTTCTGTCGGATGGGTTCCAGCTTGGCCCCGCCGCCCACTTCAGGGCCCGCTGGGGCACCGCCGCCTCCACAGGGATGTCCACCCCACCAATGACCTGCCCATCGGGACTGGAGGCCAGGACCCTGCGGGACTGGTCGGGCATCCTCACCAGGGTGAGATCCACGCGCACGGGCGGGCACGGTGGCCGTGCAGGTGCGTTTGCACTATCGGAAGCACCGGACACAGATGGGGGCGAAAGCACCGGGCTTGCGTGGGGCTGGACGGTCACCTGGACAATGCGCTCCACCTTCGCGCCCTTGGGCACGGTCTGAGCCGGCTTCGCGTCCTCCTGCGGCTTGCGCTCCAGCACCAAACTCCCATCCGGCTGGCGCACCGGCGGGGCGTAGGTCTCCGGCTTCGGGGTCTCCGGCCTCCACAGCGTCCAGCCGGTCCCGAGTCCGGCGGCGAAGGCCAGCGCCCAGGCGATCAGCCCTTTCTGGATGTCGTTCACGGCTGGTCCCCCTTCGGTGGTTCCGGTGCATTGGAGCCCTTCTTGAACAGGCCGCCGGTGATGGCGGTGAGGAAAGCGCTGAAGGCCAGGACCAGGTTGCCGTCCCGTGGCCCGGTGTAGAACCACCACGTCATCCAACCTGCGGCGGCGATGAGCCCCATGCCATAGGCGGCCAGGTTGACCTCCAGGGTGGGGTCCTGGCTGTTGAAGGCGCGTCCAAGGCCCAGCCGTGGCCTCAACTTCTCCAGGAGATCCACTGCCCATGGCGGCATCACAGCCTCCCGAGCCAGGTATTGATTCGGTCGAGCGTGGTCATGGGGTCACCGTCAGGGTGTCATCGGGGCCGGGCGTGAGGTTGTGGATCTGCAGGCGCCCGGCGAAAGGAACCACGCAGCATCCCTGGGACTCCTGGCCTCGGCGGGCGGGGTTCATGCTCGGGCCGTGGATGAAGAAGTCATCCCGCCCGAAGGTCTCCCCGGCGATCTGTGTAAGGGGCGCCACCATCTGTCCCAGGTGGGGATGGTTCTGCCAAGGGCCGATGCGGTAGATGCCCTGGGGTAGCGGCCCCACGTTGTGGACGTGCTGCATGGCGGGGTTGCACTTGCCCTCCCCGTTCCCAGACCATCCCAGGGCAACATGTGTGCCGTCATCCATGGTCACCAGGCCGGTAGACTGGCTGAAGTTCAGGTTCATCGGCCACCTCCAAATTTCAGTGGGCAGTTGTCCGCATGACACTGGATATCCGTGCGGAGTTCGTTCCTGGTGTCCCGGAGATCATCCTTGGTGGCATACTCGCGGGCCATCGTGCTGTCGAGCTTCGCCACGGTGGTGCTGAGGCTTCCGATGGCGGTGTTCAAGGAGTCGATGGACAGGCGGAACTGGCCGGTCACGCGCTCCAGGGCGCGGGTGAAACTGTCCCGCGCCTCTTTCAACGCGGCTTCGTGGTCCAGCCGGTTCTGATTGACCGCCTTCCACAGTTTGTCCTTGGCGGTGACCTCCCGCCAAATGAAGGCGGCGAGGGCCGCCCCCAGGATCGTCACCAGTCCTCGCATCGCGTAGGTCTCAAATTCCGCGCCCATTGGTGTCCTCTGTGCTTTGGCGATGTGTTGCATGGTGCCCTCCACGGGCGTTCTAATCCAGGATCGCGATGTTGGAACGAATCCGCAAGCAAGTGCAGCTATGATACTGCCGCGATCAGATCAGCCTTGACCCCGGCCACGATGATGGACTTGAACGAATCCCAATCTGGCGCATTGATGATCCGCATGATGGCCGTGACCACGCCCACGGGGTTCTCGATGGGGGTGTTCGTGGTGTAGGCCGCGACTGCCGCGGCCCAGGCCGCCTGAGTAGCCGTGGGATCAATGGCAGGGTTGGCCTTGATCGCGTCGATCATGGCGCCGATGCCCACCAACCGCTCGGCCTCAGCCTCAACGGTGAGTTGCGACTTGATGCCGATGGTGGGCACGCCCTGGAGAGATGCGACGATGGGCGCTTTCTCCGCGTAATTGGCCGCCTGGAGCTGCGCGATGGAAGCGGCGCACTGATCCACCAGGCTCTTGGCCTGGGTGAGGGCGAGTTCCTTGCCATTCAAGAGGGCGAGGGTTTGCAGGGTGTCAGCCATGGTTGGCTCCTATGGGTTTTCGGGCTTGAGGTTGTGGGACACCACGCCGAGCGTGATGTACGTGTGGACGCGGTTCACGGTGATCTTCACTACTTCTGCGAATCCGAGCGGCTGGACGCAGATAACGGATGCTCCGTGCAATTTTTCGCCATGGTGCAAGTGCTGAAGTTCGGTCCATTCGCCGTGGTGGGTGAGGAACCGATGATTCATAGCGAAGCGACCATCCTGCCCGTTGTCCAGATAGAGTCTGGCGACCGTATTCTCACCGCGCTCAACGAAGGTGACTTCCTCTATGCACTCGCACCCAGCCGCCTCATCCCAGGCTACGACACGGTCGCCGACGCGGATCTGCCCAGCTGGCTTCTCGGTGCCGTCGGCCATGAGCAAAGGCACATCGGGAGCTGGGCAAGTGCCACCGCCACCCGTGCCACCGCCAGTTCCGCCACCCGATGCCCCCGACATACCCGACGGCCAAGCTGTACCGTTGTCCGTGAGCGCGGTCCCAATAGTCCACCCTGACGCCGAATAGAAGCAGTGGGTATCGCTCGATCCCGCCACGCCGTAGAGCGTGACCTTGCACGCAGGGACTCCAGTCAACGCGGACTCGGCAATAACCTGTGTCGCGTAGGATGTGTTCCCGGCATCCGAATCGCTCGTCGGGTTGTAGTAGATGCGATCCGGCAGGGGGCAGTAGTAGACGCCCCTCGTGGTCAGCGTGCCCGTGGTGCCCACAACTGACTGGCTGAATAGCTCGATCTTGGCGTAGGAGAGCCCGTCCAAATTGTCCGTGTAGGAGTTTGGTGCCAGTTTGAGGTCCAAGCGCCCAATGTAGGGGCTGCCCGTCTGGTAGAACGTTGGCGTGACGGTGAGCCGAGAGATGTTGGGGCGCCCGCCATTGGTGCCAGGGTCGTTACTGCCCCGATAGAAGCACCGGAAGGACATGCTGGCCTGCCCATTGTCACCAATGGCGCTCATGGCACGGGCAGTTAGTGGTCCAATTTGATAACCCCCCAAATTGACACCAGAGCCGAGCTCTACTTGCGCGGTGAATGTTGCGCCGCCAAGTAAGGTCGAAGTAAAACCGTTAGCGCTGATTCTGTACCCAATGGGCGGCGTGGTGGCCGTGCCAGCCGTGTATCCGCTCGCGTCCGAGCCGCTCCGCATGTCCAGTGAGTAGAGCAGCGGCACCCGCGCCACGAGGGCCTGGAGCGTTCCGTCCACGATGAGGGAGGCGTCGGCCATGCGGCGAGCGTAGAGGTTATCAAACCAATACCAGCCGCTCGGCTGCGGAGTGTTCACTTCGATATAAATAACCATGAGCACCGCTCCAGCAGGAGCGGTGCCAGTACACGAGGCTTTTGCGTAGGTCGTGGAGGCGGCTCCAGCCGGAGCGCCCCAGCCAACTATATTGTTTGCCGCGTCCAGGAAATAACAATTTATGATCTGAATACCGGAGGCCTGAGACTTCGCCATGCATTCAATGTAATATTTGTCTCCAGGACCACATGGGATACTGGCCAAGTTTGTGCTGTCATAATTTCCGTTCGTGTGATACACAGCACGGGCGTAGTTCCCCGAGTAGGCATTGACCCCGGAGTGATCCAGCCACACCGCTTCAAGTGATCCGGCAGGCCAGCCACCGGGAGGCGGTGTTTGATCGCTGGTCCCATTGGGGATCAGATTGTCGAGGTTCACCACCGTCAACTGGCTAGAAACCAACTGCCCAAACAGCCCAGTTGCCGCCACCAGAACGTCCGTCCACGCCGTGCCCGCCGCATTGACCTGGACCGTGCGGGCGTCCGTGGTGATCGCGTAGTAACCAGCGGGATAGAGCGCGTTGGGCAGCGCAGGCTTCGACGCATAGGCCCATGCCACCTGATGCGGCTGGGAAGCGAGTTGCGCGGCATTGGCCTTGTTCGTGGCATCCGTCGCCGCCGTGCTGATCGCGTTCTGCGCCGTGCCCACCGCGATGGCGTTCCGCAGATCGGCGGCGGCGTTCTTCACGGCGGTCCACTTCGGGTTCCAAAGGGCCACGCGATTGCCAGTTCCGAGCGCCGTGGTGCCGCTGAGGGAGTTCCAGGCCGTGGGGCTGGTGAGCGTGGACAGGTAGGACAGCAGCGCGGAATAAGCCGTGTCATAGGTGGAGTGACTCACGCTATAGGCGTTGGCCTTCGCAACGAGGTCCGCGTTCTCACCTGTGATCGCGTTGTAGTCCAGGATGATCTGTGGCTTCTCGCCGACGGTAAGCGTGTCGGGGTCGTTGATGGTGTTGACGCCGGTCTGCGCTGGGATGCCCTCACTCACCCGTAGTCCGGTGAAGTAGGCGCTACCGAAGGACGACCAAGCCTCTATCTGGCAGAAGCAATGAGCCGATACTGCCCCTGCTGGGACCGTTAAAGTTGCACTTCGCTTCGCCCACGCTGACCCCGCGGGTGCGGTTGCGCCATAGACTCCCATGAAAAGATTGTTAGCGGCATCTCGGAAATACAGACCGAACGATGCCGCGTAGGTAGTTTGTGTCGTATCAATCCATGCTTCGTAATAAATTTGCGCCCCAGGAGTAACAGGGAATCTAGGCGTGGCAATTTGATCCCGCGCCTGTGCTCGACCACAGAATGGCGTGGGGCACCCTGCGGGGGCCGCTCCCGCAGCTATCTGCGTCATGTTGGGCCAAGTGGAGCCCATGTCTTGGTCGAAGTTTGGATTCGGGACGATGACCCCACTCTGAGCCGCATCCGCCAGTGCCTTGGCCTTCGCGTAGATCGCATTGAGCAGAGCCTGCCTGGTGGAATACACATCGGCAAACTTCTGTCGGAACGTCGGACCATCAATGGTCACGTCCGAGCCGGGAAGGACATTCCAGCCGGTGAGCGTTCCGAGGTAGGAGGCCAGAGCCGAGACAGCCGTGTCGTAGGCCGTGCGGCTCACGGCGTAAGCGTCTGCCTGGGCATCAATCCCCGCTTGCTCGTTCGTGATGTTCGTGTAGTCCAGCACTACGGGAGGCTTCTCACTAGGGCTGAGAATGTTGTCAGACGCGATGTTGGCGAGGGCTGCGTTCGCCGTGTTGGCTGCGGTCTGGGCGTTATTCGCTGCGGTCTGGGCTGCGGCCACAGCCGCCCCTGTCGCCAGATCCGTGGAGGATGCCGTGGCGGTTCCAGGGGCAGAACTGGTGGTCCAGGGTGAGCTACTCATACAACGCCCTCACAGCCGCATTGATGTTCGTCAGGTTGGTGGATGGTGAGACGGTCACCTGTAAGTGTCTATCCGTTCCCAAACACTTCTGCGGCGGAACCACATAGGTGTCCGTGGCGGTGGGGTCCGTGCCCTTGTAGATCACGACCTCAAAATTTGGGGGGTTGGCGACGTTGGTGGGCCACGCCCAGGTCACGGCGATGTACTGCCGTCTGAGGACCGCAGGGACTCCGCCCGTGCCGCCCGTGACACTGAGTCCGTCCACGTCGTCCTTCTCGGACTTCATTGGGTCACCTCACCAGAATGGCGTGGATGCGACCGCTACCGTGACGCTGGTGGGCGCCGGCAGAGTCTGGAGGGTGGGTGTGAAGGTGTAGGCCGCCTCTGCGCTGATCTGCCGCAGCCCTCCGCCCCATTGGTTGTAGGAGACAAGTTTCACATAGAGCATGACCCCCACCTGCGCCGCAGGGATGGCGTAGCGGAAAACATTGGAGTCGCACTTCGCCCACTTCGCCCCGGAGAGATGGCTGCCAGGTGAGGTGCCGTAGAGCCCGCGGTAGAGCCCGGTCAGGTTGTAGGAGTTTGTTCCGGTGAGCGTGGCCGTCTGGAAGCTGATCATCTCCCCGTCAACCCAGATCAGGTTCAGGCCGGCTGCCGCGCTGGCATTGTCCACACTGGAGAGCGCACCACCGTTGGGGATAGTGACGGAGAGGGTGTTGGTGTTGTCCTGGGCCGTGCCGCCTGCGTAGGCCGCCAGCCCCGCCGTGAGGGTGCCGAAACGGCATGGGTTGGTGATGTAGCCCGCCTTGGCATAGGTCGCTCCGGTAGTGCTGACCCATACCTCGGCGCCACCCCATATCGAGCCACCAGCCGCCGCCAGCGTGACCTCCGGGCCGCCACTCTGCGACCATAGGGCGGGGCTGTCGAAGATGGTCGGGGCGGCCGCTGGACCAGGGTCGGCGTTCACATTGGGCGACGTTCCAGACGGCGTCTGGACCGTGTAGGCTGTGGCGGTGGCCACGCCGAAGGGCCACTCCTCGGCAGTGACGGTGATGCCGTTCTCCTCACTTCTCTCGTCGGGTATATCAATGCTGAGGGTGCGGACAACCTTCCGCGTGAAGCCGATGATGGGGTCCGTGAGGGTCACAAGATCCATCGGCTCCAGCAGGAAGTAGCGCCAGCCGAGGCTGAAGGTGTATTGGTTGCGGACGTAGACGTTCCTCTGAGCCTTGATCGTGCTGATGGCCTGCGCCACGCTGGCCCGAGTGATCATGTGGAGGCTGAGGGGCTGGGCCTTCTTCAGCCCGTTGGCGGCCACATCCGTGGGCTCAGGAACATCCACCACGCTCACGTTGTAGCCCGTCAGCCGGTCCCAGTACTCGACCGGCACGGAATTGTAGACATCCTGGTTTGAGACACGGCTGATGGTGATGGGGCTCTTGCCGGTGGGCTTTCCGTCCTTCCCTACCACGCCGAGAAAGTCATCATAGGTCAGGTCGTAGAGCGGGGTCGTGTTGGGCGTGTAGGTAGTGCCGTTTGCAGTGATGGGCGAGTCACCGTAGGGGACCACGTTCAACACCATAGAAGCCGCCCCGGAGTGCCAAACAGTCTCACTGTTCGTCGCGTCGAGGATGTCTTGGAGGTGGGACCGCATCGCCTTTTGGGTGTTGAAGGCGGGGCTCAATACGATCCCCGCCGCCTGGCAATAGGTGGCGTAACTGGCCGCGCCAGTCACGAGGTCGCCAATCTTTGTCGGGTCCCAGGTGGCGCCGTAGTAGACGTTGGAGAGGGCGTCCACCACGATGTCCGAGGGCTTGGCATCATAGGCGGCGGTGGCGGCTGGATCTTGCTGGGTGGCGGCCAGGGCGATGACCTCGAAGGAGTGATTCTTCATGGCGCCGGAGGACCCAAGGTCCGCCGTAGCATTGCAGACTAGGGCCATGCCGCTATACCCGCAGGCGAAGGTCGGGTGGTTTGAGGTCAGATAGCTCCAGGGCGTTTGAGTGCGGGTTCCAGAAAGGAAGGTGAAGCCGAACCCGGACAGACTCCCGAGGTCTTTGTCCCGCCAGACTTGGTTGATGCTGGTGACGGGGCCTTCGCAGAGTGCCAGCATCACGCAGGCCGTGTAGGTGTAGGTCGTGCTGGTCTGGGTGCTACCGCCGCCCCCCTTGCCCACGGTGGTGCTGGTTGTGTGGGGGATCGCCTTGAAGTCGGCGTAATAGATCAGGTTCCCAGGCACTCGGGTAGTCCCATAGACCACGGGGATGACGCCGCCATAGCTGGACGTCTGGAGCTGCATCCCAGCCAGGACCTGATCCGTGGTGCTGGTGCTGTGTCCACCACCAAACAGTCCGCTCATCAGGCACCTCCCCATGGAGACCAGAACCCAGCCTGGGCCCCGCGCAGGACGGTGTTTCGCTCGCCCTCGTCCAGGACAACCCCCAGCCGGATGTAGGAGTGGATGATCTGAGGCCATGCGAGGACAATGGCGCCATGGCTGACGCACCTGCCGAAGCGATAAAGCACGATGTCGCCCGGCAGGCCGACCTCCACCTGGTGGGCATGGGCCGCTACCAGGCCAAGATACCGTTCGCCATCCTGGTGCATATGCCAGTCGGGGGGGTATTCATCGGGGACCACATGGGGCATGACGCCCGCCTGCTCATAGACTTCGGCCAGGAACATGCCGCAGTCCACCCCAGCGCCCTTGATCCGGGCCGCGTGGTGGTAGGGCGTGCCGAGCCACGTCAACGATTCCTGCACCACGGCGAGACGCTGGGCCTGCTCCTCTATGGGGCGGTCCTGGATGAGGGCATGGCAGGCAAGCATGGCGTCGGCGATCATCGTGTCGTTTCGGGAGGGGGCACCCAGGGACATCCCCGGTAGCGGTTTTGGTTCGACCACTTCGTCCCGCAGGTGGCGAAGCTCCGGTCACATCCCGGTGTGACCGTGAACGTGTCCCCAGCGGACGGAGCAATGGGTAGGGGCGTCGAAAGGGTGAGCGTGCCCCCGCTGAACGCCGAGACGGTCCGGCGCGCCCCCGAGGCCGCCCCTGATGTCATGGTGAGCGTCCCCAGGGCGAAGTAGCCGGAGGCCTGCCCTAGTGCTGATGGAATGGTCGTGCTGGTGGGGGTCCCGGTCGCCGTTCCGCTGACCGTGAGGGTCGAGAGGACCTTGCCACAGCCAGCATCACCGAAGGCGTTTGCACAGCCCGGCTGGAATACGACCCGTGGCCACGGCTGGGCCAGACGCTCCAGGTCAGACTTCACATGCAGCACCACCTGGACCGTTTCCGGGTCAACGGAGGCCACGGCCCCCTCGAAGATCACTACAGAGCCAAGGGAGGTGTCACCCCATCCCCCCGGACCCATAGGCACCCACTCCAGAAGCACCCGAGCCCCGTCGAAGCCGCCATTGTGTGCGAAGAGCGGGAGTGGCACTCCGCCCATCATCACCGTCTGGCCGCTGAGTAGCGTCAGGTCTAGTGTCTGCGTCTCCAGCCCACGGGCGTGGCGGATGGCCCCGCGGACGATGCCAGGCTGAGTTGACCCATTGTCCGAGGCGCTGGTGAAGGTGTGCCCGCCGTAGGTGAGGGGCATGTCACAGCTGGTCCAGCGGTAGACCGTGCCATTCTGAAGCGTGATCGTGTAGCACCACGCCGCGAGGACGACGGTGTTGGCGTTCAGGTAGGAGATGAGGGGACCGGAGGCGTAGCGCATGATTCACTTCACGCTGATAAGGTCAATGGTGCCCCCTGACCACGCCAAGTTAAAGAGGCGTTCGAGTGTCAGTTCGTCCATGTCGAAACGGACCCGCCGCTGGACGCCATCAACAGGATCGTTGTACAGGAAGGAATCCCATTTCCCCTTGTGTGTCTCGAAGAACGTTACCAGTGTGTTCAACTCATCCACCAGCGTGTTCGCCGAAAAACCGCTCTGCCGGA